CGACTACCTACAGGAAATCCCGTACTTGTAGAAAACTCAATCTTTGTTAAACCACTTCTTTGAATAAATGTTTCCGCATTCTTTAACCAAAGAAAAGCATTTGTAAACCTTTCATCTGTTAAAAAATCACCTTGAAATGTAATTCCATAATCATTTTCTATAGTTTCAAATACTTTACTTAATCGTAATGCAGGAAATAACTCGCTTGTCAATATAGCACCACCCGAAGTTGTTATGTTGTCAGTAGTTCCTGTTTCACTCCAAACTCTATTTGAACTAATCAAAGGGAATTTAACATCATTAGTTACACCACCAACAACTCTATCTACTACATCGCCACCTGTATAAGTAAAGTTGTAAGCACTAAAATCTAAATCAAATAGTTTTTTGTTTGCAAATGTATCTTTTAATGAAACTAAAGAACCATAAAAAGTGATAGTGTAATTTTCAGGTACACCATCTTTTATAGTTGCTTTTTCTAATTGTATCTTACCCTTTCTAAATGGTATAGTATCTAATTCAATATAAGCATCTTTTCTTTTTCTTGCATCATATCCACCATCTAAAGAGTTATTATACCAATGACTGAATATTCTATTGTTTCTTTCATTTGCAGGTACTGTAAACGATTGACTAAAATCTGTTCTTACTTTTGAAATGTCAGAAACGTCTTGAACTGAAGATGTGATAGAAATCTTTTCATCATCAAACAATTCAACACGTTCTGCTACATCATTTATGTAAATATATAAACCAACTGTTACCATTAAACAACGTTATTAATTAAGTTAAATGCGTAATCAAATTCTATTTCGTAATTTATATTTCTATCTTGTAAAGAAGTTTTTAACGTAGTGCTTTGTGTTTTAACCTCAACAGGTAAACCATCCAATAAAACCGTTTCACTTAATAACAAATCTTGAATCAAATCAGAATAGTTTTCAGGCACAAATCCTGAACTTAATTTAATTGATTGCTTCCCGTTAATGTTAAATGATTTAGATTGCCCTTTAGACGTGTTGTAATTAATTGAATCTTGTAATAGGTTGTAGTTACTGCCTTTCACATTTATGTTGTCTATACGAGTCTTAAAAAAGGTTAAGAATTGCCAACCACCAAAGCGATTAATATAGGAACAAATAACAGGTGAATATTTAGGTTCACAAATTGGAATAACTCTATATTGAAATGTAGTTTCGTTGTATGTTATTGTAAGTGTATTTCCTTTGTTGTATTTTACACTTGTAGTTGATAATGGAATTTTTAACATTCCTTTTGTTTCTGTATAACCAACAACTAATTCGTTTCTACCTCTTAAGTCTTTATATGTTGCAGTAATTACATCACCAACTGTAGGATTGATTAATACATTAACATAGGGAATATCTTTTGCGATATCGTATTTAATTTCTTTTGTATTATCTGACAATAGCATAAAAGTATTTGATGCATTGGTGTAATTGTACCCATCAGCAAAAGCAGTATATCCATTTGTACCTAAATAAGTAGTAGTGTCTAACAACGTATAAGAACCAACTGAAGTTTCTTTAAAACGTTTAACTTGTACATTTGCCCACATAGTTGTTGAGTCAGTTTCTCCTGAAGCATAAATAGGAGCAACGTTGTCAATGTATTCTTTTACAAACGGACTAATGTTATAGATATTTTCTATTTGAGTTGAAGAAGCAATAGCTTTTGAGAATGTATATGTAGCAGGTGTTGGTGCTGAACCTGTACCATTCCATATTCTTAATTCTATTTTAGAACCTACTTGTCCTGATTCGTTTACTGTTATGAAGTAAGGACTTCTTGAATATATTATCATTTTATATTTGTTAAATTATAATCTACTATTGTATCTATATCTTGACTAAATGCCTTCATTAAATCTGTATCTATGTATTTCTTATATCCTGCTTCAAAAGGTTTAGTGAAGAATAAACTTGGTTTAATTCCTTTGTGAAAAATACTGCGAGAAATAAGATACCCTGTTTGCTCGTAACTCATAAACTTCCCATTCTCTTTGTTTCGGAATTGAAATCTTTTCGCTTGTACCCATTTTAATATTGATTTAGTTAAACCACCTTTTTTACCTGTACCACTTCCAAACCTAAACGGACTATTTGGAGCTTTAGCTGAACTTGAAGCACCTCTTACACCTTTGTCTTGAAACATTCCATAATCAGCCATTTTAAAGCCCACTATTGAATAATTATCTTCTGTGACTACTTCGCCCTTCAAACTATTATATAGCTCTTTAGAAACGTTCTTATTGCTTTTAGATAGATTACTTCTACTTTGTTGTATAACGTAATCCCTAAAGCGTTTTAATACTGCATTTACTTCTTTTAATTCTTGTGCCATATTAGCAGATAGTCATATCGTTTTGTGCAATCACATTCATTGTAACAGTTACACCTGCAATCTTATTTTCAAATCTGTCTACAAAGTATTCTATACTTGCACCATCTTGTAGTTGGTAACCATCATCAAATAAATCACCACGTCTTAACATTTCAAGTAATCTTGTAGCAACCATTTGTTGTGTGTTTAACACATCCTGCTCGTTGTCATTACCTACAAAGATATCTTCTACTTCTTCTTTAGATTCATCTACTATATCCATACACAAAACAGAAATACTATAGTTAAAAGTACTTCCATTATAAGCTGCTGAATTAATCATTATGTGTGATAAAGGGAATATAGTTTGCTTATTTAAATCTACTTTGAATATGTCACCAATGGTAACAGTATTTACAAAAGCATCAGCATCTAATTGGTCTTTGATTGCTTGGCTTATTTGGTAAAATCCTTTCATTTATTTTTATTTATTAATTTCATTTCTATATCAGTCTTTTCTTTTTCAAAGGTCAACCAAGTTAAACTTTGGTGTATGGGTAACTTGGAAACTTCATCAAATCTTCTAACGTTTCCTTGAGCAAGAGCATAGATACTTGAATAAAATCCCCAACGTTGTCCAAATTGTGCTTGTTCAGAATATTCTGCACCTCCGGATTCTCCTCCAAATAATTTATCGTACTGCTTAATAAGTCGTTCCCTAAATTGTAAAAAAAAACCATAGCACCAAGAACTACATCCAATGGTGCGTGACGCATTACATCCGCATAAGTTATAGAACCTTTGTATTCTTCTATTTTATATTTGTTTCCTAACTTATTTGTAATTGGTCTATATAATACTGCCATAGCATTATGCATAGTATCCCAATCAGTAATGTATGTATCTAAATCCATATATTCACCTGTAGACATTTCATCAAGGTTAGGAATAAATCCAAACTCTACACCACCCATTTTAAAGCGTTGTATAAAGTGATTCTCCTTTGTGAATAGATTGTTAATATTTACTGTGATTTCAGCTACATCTTTATATCTAATTGAAGCTACATCTTTTAAATCTATACCACAAAATAATTGCACCATCTTCTGCTGCAAAAATTCTGATTCTTCATTGTCTTTTGCTATAGATAAAAACTTTTGATACTGTGCAAGTTTAATATCATTTAGCGTTGTTGGTATTGTTAATTCTATTTTCATTCTGTTTTGTTTTAGTTATTAATAATTGTTTTACATTATTGTATTAAGAGCATAAAAAAAGGCAGCCATTTCTGACCACCTCTTTAACCAACTTATTTAAAACTTAATCTTCATCTGCTCGTTCACATTGCTTATCGCAATATGCGTTTTCACAAGCTTCACCACAATACCTGCATTTATTTTCAGGGTATTCATTTTGATAGTCGTAGTATTCCATAGTTATAATTTATTATAAGTAAATAATTTAATTCTAAAAATCAAATTACTATAATCTCCATATCTTTTTCCAAATATATATAAAGCAATAGTTATTTTATTTTCGTATAAAAACCTTTTTTCTTTAACAAAAATAATTTTCATAATTTTTTTATTTCTTTTAACTTGTACAAATATACAAAGGTTATTAACAATACAAAACTATTTTAAAACTTTAACATTTCTTTAACTTTTGTTTAACGTTTAAGGTAATAGCCTTAATAAAATTAAATTACTTAAGGTTATACCCTTAAATATTGTTCAGCTACTTTATACATAGCTTGCATCTTTTTAATCTCACCAATGTTTCTTGGTAGGTTAATTGCTACTTCTACATTCTTAACGTGGTGAATGTAACATTGTATTACTGATATAATTTGCCCGTATGTCATTTAGTAAACGTAATAAGTACCTTTGTTTGGATTTTCTAACTGTGAAGTAATTGCGTAACGCATTGCATCTATAGCGTGATTGTATGCGTCAATAGGTTTGTTTAACTTGTTACCTTGTTTGTCAGTCATCCAAATGTAATTCCTTAATTCATTTATTAGATTCTTGCTTCTTGATGTAACATAAACCTTATTCTGATTGATTAAATTCAAGCCATATACAATACTATCTCTACCTTTGCTAACTGGTAACACATTGTGACCGTAACTGTTTAATTCTGCTATTGATTTAGGCTCAGCACTATCAGCGTATACTATATCGTTCACACCGTTTGTCTTTAGCAAATCACTAATATCAGAATTCAGCAATCCTTTTTGATATATCAGTTCGTCAAATATGTATGCATCGTTGTATTTGTACATTGCTATTAATGATGTAGGGTCATTTGAGTAACCCCAGTCCATTCCATAACAAAGTAACCTTGCTTCATTCGGTAGATTGATTTCTTGCCAATCAGGAATACATACTCCTTCTAAAGAACCTGTTTGACCTAATCCATATACTTGCCACCAATTTGCCCAATATGCAGAAGTTTCTGCTTTGACCTTTGCTGATTCAATTTCTTTTACAATCGTTTCAGGTAGTGCTTCATTATCTAAATATGTTAGTGTAATGAAATCTACATCATCTTGACCTAACAATTCCCTATCAACCCAAAACAAAGCTGAAGGGTTATAATCTAACCATATTTCACCACTGGTTCTAATAGCCAATTGGTAGTAAGAATCAAAGTCTACATTGTTACACTCGTTAACATATAAAACATTTCTTCTTGCTCCTCTTAATTTATCAGGTTGGTCTACAGAAAAGAATTCTATATAAGCATTATTACCAAAAGTATATTTAAGTGTAGACTTGTTAAATTGGTTGTCGTTATACCTACCTAATGCCATCATAATCTTCAAGAAGTCTTTTAATGCTCCCCTACGCAAATGTGGTATAGATTCAGATACAACACTAATCTCTAAATTTGGAGTCTTAATTGCCCTATCAATAAGTATTGGTAAAATAGAAAAGGTTTTAGAGGCAGACGTTCCACCTCTAACCACCTTAATACGCTTTTTAAGACGTAATAACTTCTTTAATGCAGTAGTTACTATAAATTCCATTATCTTTCATTACAAGTCCCCTAAATCGTTTATATCGAATATAGGTTGTTCTGTTGTTAGGGTTACATCTTTTGTTTCCCTTGGTTTACCTGCATAGTAGTTATAGAATAGTTGAGTGAATTTGAAGTCACCCTTTTCCAATCCTTTTTCTAATGCTGCAAATGCTAATGGTTCTAATGGTGATAGTTTTTCTATTAAAGCTATTTCTTCAGCTTTAGGTTTTCTACCACTGTTTGGATGTCCACCATTGTTCTTTCTTTTGTCTTCTGCCATAATTGAAAAATATTATTATTAATTCTATAATAACTATTTCTTATAGTTGTTTAAATTTTATAAGGATAGTATTTAGGGTATTGTTTTTTGTTTTTAATATGGATTCTATATCTATTTATTGTATTCATAGCACCATCTAATGATATATGAATTGCGTTTGAAACATCATAAGACCAAGTATAATTATTTATTCTGTCTATATTATCCCAAGTAAATATAAAACAAGTTCTACATTGTGCTAAAAAACAATTTTCATTTATTTGTTTTACTCTATATTTCATAATTAATTATTTATAAATTCATATTCATCTTTGTATTTCTGCAATCCATTTGGCTTGTTATTTAAAGCTAAAGATAATGAAGAACGATTGATTCCTGTTTCCCTACATAGTTGTATCATTCCACTGAATATCTTACCATCTGATTTTCTTCTAATAGGTTTCATTCTATGTTTTTGTTCTTTTTGCATCTTTGCGCTTTTATCAGATAGACCTATGTAATCGTATTGGTTCTTTCTATTGTGGTATTTGTTACCTTGTTTAATTTGATTTAGATTATAATAGTCTATTGCTTCCCATTTAGGTTTTGGTAAATCCCATAGGTAAGAGGTGTTATCGTTTATTAAAATTTCTATTATTTCTGTTATCTTCATAATCCTTTTTCTTTTTTAAATATTTCTAATAGTTCTTTTGAATCTGTAATTCTTGACCATCTTTCATCATAAGTCCAATCATTTGCTAACCAATCTGCAAACTCAATAGCGTAATCATCTGCTATTTTTATTTCACCATTGATTCCAATAATATTATTTTCAAATTTTTCTTTTAGTGTCATAGTCTTATGTTTTTATTCATTGAATAGAATGCTTCTAATCGTAAAGTAATCAAATCGTGTTGTTCTGTTCCTTTAGTAGCTTCTAATAGGTTATTAAGGTTGTTTATAATTGTGTATTCGTATCTTGGTGCGTTTAGTTGCTTTTCCAAGTCGTGTAACTTTTGTTTAAAGATATCTTCTTGTGATAGTTCTTGCTCTACTTCATCCCCTAATAGTTTTAGTATTAGATTCTTGCAGTCTAATATTTTTGTATTGTAGTTTTCATATAAAGGAAAGTTCTTTAATGCGTGTACAACTGTTGCGTGATTCATATCGAAGTCTGCAGCTATTGATTGTAAACTTCTTTTAGTATATATCTTTCTTACTAAATAGAAGTATAATGCTCTTGCTTCTATTATTTCTCGTTTCCTGCTTTGTTCAGATATATCTACTCTTAATTCTTTTAAGATTAATTCTTTTATTTTAGTTTCCATTTAAAATAGTTTTTGTTGGTTAGTGTGGTTTTTAATTCTTTGTATTGCTTTATCGTAATACTCTTTATCTAATTCACAAGCTGTAAGTTCAAATCCGTAGTCGTGGCAAGCTATTGCTATTGAACCTGAACCTAAATGTGTGTCAAGTATTTTTAAATTACCTTCTTTAGCATATTTATCTAATATCCATTTATATAAAGCTACAGGTTTTTGTGTTGGATGTAACCTGCTTCCATTATTGTTAGCATCTGCTAAAGCTTCTCCTCTTGAAAAATCAAAAATTCTTAATGCTTTTTCAGTTTCGGAATACCAAGCTAATTCACCATCAGCCAAACTAAATTCTCTTTGTTTTTTATTCCAAATTATAAAAGAATTACTATAGTTCCAAATGAATGGAAAATAATTACCACCCCATATTATTTGTCTTTTACTTACTCTAAATAATTCTACAAAATATTCATCAATTGGAATATCATTATCCCATTCAGTTTCTTTATATACTTTCCAACCTCTACCACTTTTAGATTTTCCATTAGCTTCTATTCTTCTTCTTCCTGCTTCATTTTGTTTTTTATCGGCATTAATTCCATAAGGAGGGTCTACAATAGCCAAGTCAAAGTAGTTATCAGGGTAACGTGCCATTAATAGCATATTATCTTCATTCGTTATTGTTATTTTATCTGTTACTTTCATAGCTTATAATATTCCTCTTAATACATATTGGTTTAAATCTACTGCTTCATTCTGAAAGAAGTATTTGTAATTGGCAATCCCTTGTTCAAGTTTGTCTTTACCTTTTTGGTAGAAGTCATCACTACATTCAAAGATTCCAATGTCTAAACTTCCTTTGTCTATTGCAATAAATATAAATTCATCTACTCCAAACATTTCTTTGTACATATATGCTTGTAAGTCATAACTATATTTATCTGCTGAATATCTAAATTCATTTAATCCTGTAGTAGTTTTTAAATCTATTATTTGATTGCCTCTTAAAATATCTGCTTTGGCTCTAAATGGTATTCCATCTATCATAGCTACTTCAGGTATTTCAAATTCTGCACCCATAAAATAACTTGTGGCTTCATTGTTCTTTAGGATTGCATCAGCTAATCTTTCAGCATCTCTTAACTCGTTTGTAGTGTAAACGTTTTGTTTTTCTTCTACTGCAAGTTTGTATTCTTTTGCTGCTTTAGTTTTACAATCTACAAAAGTAAAGTCATCTATCTTATTAGGTTCAAGTATCAATGTGTGAAACAATTTACCATCTCTTAATGGTTGTGTTTCTGCTTGTCCATACTTTGTAACGTACTTATATGTTTTAGGTGATTTAAGCACCATCTTTAGACTTGATGAAGATAATGCTTGTTTTCCTAAATAACCATAGTAGAAGTCATCATCGTACATATTATCTAATAGCTCTTGTTTGTCCCAAATCTTGTTGTCAAATGTTTTAATTTTTTCTTGCATCTTGTATAATTAAGTCGTAAATATAATAGTGTGTTTGTATATCTCTTTCAGTAGAATCTATCATTGCCATAAATTGGTCATCATTTATCTGTGCGTTGAAGTATTCGTGGTATATCCATTGCAAGTCTCTCTCTAAAGATTGTATCTTGCTGAATATTTTTATAGTTGCATCTTCATTCATATGTTAAATGTTTCGTTGTAGTATTCTTCTGCGTTTATCATAACTTCTTTCCTAAACTTTCCTTTGTCAAATTCTGCTTGTCCGTTTAAATGCGCATCAATAATCTGTTGCTTTTCCATTTCTTTGGCTTTATTATAAATTTGCTGCATTGTAAAGTGTGGATAACCATTTTCTCTATTTTCTAATTCTTCAAATATAAATTCTACTGCTGTCATATCTTATTCGTGGCTGATTTTAAATAACTTAATGTATTTTCAATATCTGCAGTAATGTTTTTTTGAAATACAATTTGAGCATTAAAAATATCTACATAAAAATCACCCACTTCTTGTTTTAGTAATTCATTTATAAGTCTTGGAAATTCACCACATAAATTTGAAGTTTGTAAATAAAGGTCATTTGAAAAATTATATAACCTTGAATTTGATTTGTCTAATTTTAGTTTAATTTCTTGTAATCTTGATTCTTCTGTTTTCATAATTCTTATTTGTTTTTAAATTGTTATTATTGTTAGTATTAACCAAAATATTGAAATTACTCCAAGTATTGTTATTAATGTTTCTAAAAATTTATATTGTGGTTTCATATCTTATTTGTTTTTAAATTGTTTTATTAATCTGAATAATCAACACAAACTATTGTGTTGTTATAAATACCAAAATTTTCTTTTTTAGTTTCTCCATTTCTAATATCAGAGAAGTAATCTAGTTCTTCGTCTGTAAGTTCTCTTCTAATGGGTTTGCAATATTTCTGTATTTGAATTAATCCAAAAATGCTACAATACAGTGAAGGAGCTATTTTATTTTTTTGTTCTTCAATGCATTGAAAATTTTTATAATAATTGCGTTCATACCAATTTGCATAACATCCTTTTAAAAAATTAAAATGGCTATAAGAATGATTAGGTATTTTAATGACATAGTTTCCTATCTTAAAAACTATTCTTGTCACACCACGTTTCATATTTTATTTGTTTTTAAATTAACGATTAACCTATACATCGTGAGGTTTTGATAAACTACTTATTCAATTGCTCAATCCAACTTTGGATTAGTTTTTGTGTTTCAGCAGGTCTACCTCTTTTAATTTCATTTAGTAAAACTTCAAGAGAATGATTCAAAGGTTCGCTTAAAGGATTTTGAAATTGTTTTTCATTAATGTTTGCATTTTCCATAATATTTGTAGCACTTATCCTTGCAATCGGGGTTATTTGTTTTTAAATTTCTTAGATATAAAAATACATACAATTAAACCAATAATAATACCTAATGAACCTCCTATAATACTTTCCATATCTTATTTGTTTTTAAATTGTTCAAATATTAATCTTCTTGCTTCTGCATCAGAGATTGTTGCTCTTAATTCTACCAATAGTTCTAAAGTGTTTTTCACTATGCCCTTGTAGAATAGGTTGTTGGGGCTCGTTTTTAGCAATAATTCATATTTTGCTAATGTTCCCTCTGAGTTTTTAATTAATTCCTCTATACGTTCGATGCTATACATAATTTACAATTCTAACTTATATATACCTTTACTATTCATTTTTCTTGAATCAAATCCATAGGTTGAAATCCATTTTTTAAATTCTTCCATAATGTTTGGTTTTAATGTTGAAGCAAATATAAACAACTTATTTACATTGTGCAAGTATTAACAAAAAATTAACAAAAAAAAAGGATAGCTAATTGCTACCCTCTAATTTTAGTTTTATAATCTTTCTATATACTGCATTAACTCGCTCCGAGTTCAATCCTCTATTATAATTGAATTTCATTACTCTTTGGATTCTTTGTAGTGGTGTTTGTTTACTTTTCATTTGTCATAAATTTAATTGTTTCTTCTACTATCCAAGACAATAAATATGCTTGTGGTTCATCGTTGTTTACATCAGGATGAATACCTATTCTTTTAGATATAAAATTAGTTATATGAAATGCCTCGTGTGATATTACACTAATCTTAAAAGCTTCATCAGGTATATTTTTATTATTTATTAATAATAAGTTATGTCTATTTATTCCTATTGAATATCCTGCAAAATCATAATTGTCAAATTCACAATAGAATTTTTTATTTATATCTTTTATTTCTTTTTCTGCATCTTCAGATATTATTATATGTAATACTTGATTATAAATAGGAATATTTATTTTTTTATATTTCATAGTCTTTTAAGTTTCTCGAGATATAAAATTAAATCCATTGCTTCTTCTTGTGCGTGGTTTATCCATTCTTTGTCGGTTAAATCTTCACGGTCTAATGTAGTATTATATTTCTGTATTCCTACTTCACTACGTTGTTTAAATTTTCTAATTACTGATTGTACTACTGTATCTTGTACTTGTGCTCCAATCCATTCTGACATTGTATCTTTTACTTTCATATCTTATAATAATTTACTTTGGTTAATATATAATTCCATTATCTTTTTTGTTGCTTCATATTCGCTGAACTCTACTTTCTTGTTATTATCTTTTAAGTATATTACATTCTTGTAATCACTTGGAATATATTTAACTATGTAGAATCTTTTATTCTTATTAGCTTCAAGTGAATAAGCTACGTTTCTTTTAACACAATACACCATTGCATTTACCTGTGTGTAATGTGGTGAATATATTTCTATTTTCTTTTTAGCCATCTATTCTTAAAAATTCAGCTTGACCATATTCCAAGAACCAATTTTTGTTTTCTTTATACTTTTCAATAACTGCGTTAATCATTACAAGTTCATCCAAATCTGAAGTAGTTAATTTAATAACTATGTCTTCAATACTATTTAAAATGTTTGTAGTCATTTCTGCATCAGCTTCATAAATCTTTCTGTATTCATCAAAAACAGTTGTTTCAAGGTGTAATATCACTTTATTAAGTAAATGCTTTAAAGCACCGTTATATTGCTTTGTATATCGTAAATTCTCGTTACATTCTAAAAGAAGCTGTGATAATAGCACACTCTTTAAATATTCTAACTGGATTGGATTGTTGTTCATAATTTTAATGCTTGGTTAATTTCTAAATATGCTACTTCTTTTTCTATTCGTTGCGTGTTGTAGAATTGTGTTGTAGCAGGATTTTTTGTGTTTGTTTCAAATGTTGGTTCTATCTTATGTAGGTTGAAGCTGAATACACCTTTTGGTGTTGAATTAATATATATCGGAATATCTAAATGCTTTTCACATTCTTCTATCATTGCTATATATTTCTTCTTTTCAAGTAGAAGTGTATCAAAGTGTCGTGTCCTACATTTTAGCTCTATTCGATGTCCTGTGGCGGGACTATAACAATCCCACCGTGACATCTGATTTCTTGACTTAACTAAATCAAAGTAAACATTTTCTTTTAGATAGTTAAATAAATCTATTTCCTTCCAATTATTCATTTACTTGGTATTCGTTAAATACCTTTCTCAAATCATTGATAATATCTCTCCAACAAGAAGCACAATTACTATCGTCTAATTTTACTTCAAATACTCTAAAGTAAATAGCTTGAATCTGCCATTGTTCGTTTGGTGTTAAACTACCTTTCTTTGGTGAAACAAAAGGTTTTAATGCTTCATAGTCTGATTCTGTTAAGCAATTAACTTTTCTTCTATATGGAATTAAGTTATTTAGTTTTGCTTTACGTTCTTCGCAACCACAATCTAATCCGGTTGCTTTGCTGAATCCTTTTACAACTTTCTTTATTCCTGTTGCTTCTGTAATTTGCTCTATGGTATCCCCTAATCCACGAGCAGGTGTTTTTCTTTTTGCCATTAGTACATCATATTATAGTCGTTATTAATATATTCTTGATAATCATTTTCAAACTTTTCTTTCAAAATAATCTTGTAATTTTTAATTGAATTAAATATTGAAATCAAACTAATATTAGTTTCTTTAGCTATATCACGCATAGATAAATCTGTGTCCCTATACAGCTTAAATAGTTTCCTATCATACCAATCCCAATTCTTTATTTCTTCATCAATTAACATACATATATCATTATAAGCTGTGTGTTCTTCTAAATTTGAATCATCAAATAATTCCCAACACCCATCAAATGATACTTTATTTACCTTTTTCTTTTTGTTATAGTATTGGTAAAATAAAGAACGTAATGTAAAGTACATATAACCTTTTCTTACTTCACCATCTGAATCTAAAAGTTTATCAGCATCTGCATACTTCCATAGTGCTATATAACTTTCTTGTACTATATCTTCTGCATAATCATATTCTCCAAATGTTTGAATAACTTTTACCCAATCGTTATGGTACTGTGCCACCTTGGCTAACCATTGATTACTCATAAGTTTCCCAAACTATAGTAAAACATATTACACCTAAAAGAACTTGAATAGTGTGATTAGTTACACCATCTTCTTCTTCACCATCGTATAGCCATCCAACCATAAAACCAATAATAGGGTTTATAATTAATTCACCTCCATACTTTTGAATCATCATTAGGACAATCCAACAAACTGCTGCAATAGCAAATAAAATTGTAATCATATAAATAGTTTAAATTAATAATCAATTTTTCTTTTCTGACTATTCTAAACTAATATTTTTATAGGTATAATTTAGCATCAATTACACCAAACTTTTTTTCTACTTCTACAGGTCGAACCTGAAAGTTAACATAAACGTGTGTAAGGTTCTCATCCTTCTTGTACATATTCTTAACTGCATCAGCTACATCTGTAAAATGTAATTCGTTTTCTAATTCTATTAAATCTTCTATTTGTTCTAACTTCAAAAGCATTTCTTGAATCAATGAAAACATTACTTTATTATCACAAAAGATTAACCCTGTGCGTGATGCTGATTTCTTTAATTCTTCTATTTGGTTTTTTATTGTTGTTTTCATTCTGTAAATATATTTAAAAGTTATTAACAATTTAGAATACTCCTTTTAATGGGTCATACATTGCTCCTTCTACTTGTGGTAACCCGAAATTATTAACTTTAAAACTAAATGTTTCAAATGATGCGTTTCTACTTCGTTTACAACTTACAGTGACTAATTCTTTGTTAACTGTGTTTAACTCTAATTGTATTTGTGTTTCTGTTTTCTTTTCTAAAAAGCTTCCTAAATGTCCTGTTGGTTTGTCTGAACCGAAGTTACTATGAATAACTGTTATAATGTGGCAATTTAATTCCTTTGTCCATTTCATTAGCTTTTGAACTACTGCATTTGATTCTTCAATGTTGTTTACATCGCTGCATAAATCAGCTACACCATCAATAATTACCAATCCAACATCTTTACCTTCTAATTTATCATACAAGTACCATTCTATGAATTGTATTCTTTCTTTAAAATCCAATTGTCTTAACGCAAATGTATGATACTTACTTGTATCTATAGTAGTCATATCTAATGGTCTTCTAAAAACCATTTGAGCGTGAAAGTTCCCTTGTTCAGTGTCAAAATGAATTAAATGTTTTCCGTTGCTATAACCTCTTAAATCGCCACCGAATGTATCTATTTGCCCTTTCATATAAACTGCACTTAAAAGCGAAATAAAGAATGTCTTTTTAGATTTAGGCGGTGCTTGTACAAAACTGAAGTTTCCGTATGTTCCTAATGGTAATGGAAACTCTTTTAGTCCATCTTTTGTTTCATATGTTTTAGTTCCTAAAGATAAAGCAGGTTCAGGGTGTTCTATTTTTTGTGTTGGGTCTATTCTTAATTCATCTTCATACATCTCCATTAGAAGTTGTATTGCATCTTTATCTAATTCTTTCATCTATCTTTTCTTTTACATTCCACAATATCCACTATCGCATTGATTAAAATCATCATCAAATAATTCAAATTGCTTATTACTATTTATTATTTTTTCATAAGACAAACCATCAATTCTCCAACACCTATTGTAATGTTCTATACTTTTTTTCTCTTGTTCTACAAACCAATTTATTTTATTTTCGTTTTTCATATGTTGGTGTCTAATATATAATGGATTAGCACCCATACAACCTACACAATTGTTTAACCAAGCAAATCTAACAGGTTTATCTTTCCAATATTTTTGTATATCGTCTTTAAATAATCCATCATTTATTAATGGAAAACTTGGTTTTCTCCATTCTAATTCTTTCCACTTATTGTTTCCGTTTTTATGTTTACCAATAATAAATTTATCAGAATGAAAACCATTGTGGTTTAATTTTTCAATCATAGTTTTAGCTCTTGCGTGTTCGTTTGCTCTAAAACCTATTCTCATTTCACAAGTTTCTTTTATATTCTCTAACCAAAATTCCTTTATTGGATTAACTTTCATTTCTGTTGTGCAAAATCTTTGATTAGATTGTGGAACGTAAGTTTTTCCATTCCTTAACATTATATCTTCAAAATACCCACCTGCAACCCAATCAATTTTACTACCTATAAATTGTTCTAAATCAAGTATAGTGTAAATTATAGTGTCATCTTCAACAGTTCCTATAAACTCTTTTCCTATTTTGTCAGAAACTAATTGTCTTATTTTTTTATCAGGAAAGATACATTTTTTATCTGTAACTGTTACCAATGCAAATATATTATAATCTGCAGGATAATTAGCTGCTATGTAAGCTGATGTTTGACCTCCTGATATACTATTTACTGTTTTCATATTTTTGGTTTTAAAAATGGGTGCAGCGATATCCCTATACTGCACCCAATTAATTTAGAAAGGTAAATTGTCTGAAACAGTTTGTGCTTTTTCAGCAACGTTTTGTTCCTTTTTAATAGCTACAATATTACCATCAGTCCAAATAACTGTACCATTACCGATATAGTTTTTAGCTTTTTTAGCTTCACGTTCTTCTTTAGTTTGTGAATCTGTTAAAGAAACATTTTGACCAAATTGGTTAGCTTCATCATTTACTCCAATAGTAAAGTTATAATAAACTGCTCCATCTTTACCTGCAACAAATTTTTCTTTTGGTAATTTGTCTACTCTTAAACTTACGTTAATTAATGCACTCATAATAATTATTTTTTGATTGTTTACTTTGCCTACTCTATTCAGTTTTCGGCTACCCTGTTTGTTATTTTACTTTTAGTAATTCGTCTTTAACTGTTTTGGCTAATTTATACTTTTTTTCAATAGCTTCTATATTACCACCACTTTTTAAGTATTCAATTGATTTACTAAATTCAGGTGTGTTTTTATTTAGCCATTTTTTGTCATCAGTTGGTGCATTATTTGCGACATCTGTTTTGTCGTGCTTGTTATTAGCGTCAGCGTCTTGTGTGTCGTCAATTAATAACAGGTTACCTAATGCGTATTTTTTAGCATAAGAACTTGCTGAACCAAATTGTTGTGGTACTTGCATTCCTTTTTGGTTTAAATCAACACCTACTATTGCAGTAGCTTCTAATTCTAAACCATTATTATCTATAATTTTAGCAACTGATAATAATATTGGTGGATTATTAGAAATTAAAGTTTCTGTAATTGTAAAAGATACACCATACTTTTCATTGAATGGTTTTAAACCTTCTAAAATATCTTCAGCACTTCTAAAGTTGTATTTACCAAAGCTATTGAATCTTGATTTGTTTGCTTTGAACTCAATTTGAATTCTACTTAATTTTTCGTTTAAAGATAATTCTTTCATAATTTTTATTTTTTTGTTATTTGTTTATTTACCTGTCATTTGGTCTTTAATAATTTGTTTAATTGTTTTTATTGGTGTTGTTTCTTTACCTGTCATTTGGTCTTTAATACTTATTAAAGATAATTCTAAAATACCTATTAATTCAATTGGTGTAAAACCATCATTTGTTCTTGACATAAGTAATTTTTCTTCATCCCATTTTATTACGTACTCTTTCATCTTAATTTGTTTTTAGTTCGTAAATTTGTTTTTTAATCAATGTTTTGTATTCTTCTGTTATACCACTTTCTAATGCTTCAAAGCAATAAGTAGATAGTAAATTGTTTTCCTGTTTAAGTTTACAAATTTCAGCTTGTAATGCTTCGATTTGAAATCTGTTAAAGTCGATTAAATCTTTCATCTTATTTTACTAATATAAATTTTACTACTATGATAGCTGCTAAAACTATCATTCCAATAAATACACAAAAGTTTTTTGCATCGTTTGTAAATTCTTTTTCTTCTCTTGACATAATTTCTGTTTTTAAAATTGTTATTTGTTATTGTTTGATGAAGCAAATGTATAAATTCATTTTAGATAAAATACTATGATTTTAAATTTTAACATTTCTTTAACACTTTTGCCAAAAAAAGGGATACCGTTTAAAGTATCCCAATTTAACATTAACCAAATT